GGTGTGCGGGATGCCCGGATGAATACGGATATGAGCCGGGAAACGGTACTGAATGTCTGTGCGAGAAGAACTGGAATACAAAGAAAAGCGTGCCGCAGATATGCGCAGAGTGCTGGGATCGTATTGTCCCGGGAAGCGAGGGGCGGAATGGGTGAATATATCGCTGAATCGGAAGTGCTGCGTAGAGCACTGGGCACCTACGGATCTGTCCTACAGATCGTTGTGACGATGGAGGAAATGAGCGAACTGCAAAAGGAACTGTGCAAAAATCTGCGCGGAAGGGGTTCGATCGAACATATTGCCGAGGAGATTGCCGATGTGGAGATCATGCTCGAACAAATGAAGATGCTGTTTTTATGCGCGGATGATGTGCGCGATGTGCGCAGACGCAAGGTGGAACGGCTGAAAGTGAGGCTGGACAATGGAACCTGAATACATCGAGCGGAAAGTGCTGGATAAAGCACTGACGGCCGCCGCGGCACATGACAAGGACAAAAACCGCCGCACATGGGCAAAGGCGATCTGCATTTTGCACGATCTACCGGCTGCCGACGTTGCGCCGGTGGTACACTGCTGCCACTGCCGATCATACAATAAGCCGCAGCTGGGATGGTGCTCAGTCCACCTCGACCGCGAAGGTCCGGACGACTTTTGTGGCTATGGCAAACGAAACGAGGTGACTTAATTGGACTGGAAGCGGGAGGCGGCTGATGAGCTGCGCAACTACATGAACCGAAAGGCGGCAATTGAAAACATCAGAGATCAGATCGCTGACCTGGCAACGGAGATCACAAGCATCCGCAGCGCCTCGGCGGACGGCAGTCCGGTCGCCGGCGGCTCAAACGGCCGGGACGATGCGATCGTCAACAACATCCTGAAGCGTGAGCGGCTGGAAGAGGCGCAGCGCTTGACAGAGAACCGGGTGCGCCGCGTGGATCGTGCCTTGAATCAGCTCTCTGAGCGGGACCGCTGTGTGCTGCAGCGTTTTTACATCACGCCGTGCATCGGCGGCGTCGAGCGGCTGTGCCGGGAATTGGCCATCGAGAAAACGACCGCTTACCGTTGGAAGGATTGCGCACTGCGGAATTTTACAATCACAATGTACGGCCTCACAGAGACGTGAGCGTAACGTGGGAAAAAATCGGGAACATTTTCACGGGAATCTGTGTTAAAGTGATATCGCGGGATTGCGAGAGAGACCAGTCCCGCAAGTCACTTTGTGATATACCTCTCTTCCTTTGATCCTTTTTGCAGAATGTACGCATGGCTTTTTCTCTTGTCTCTGTCAACTCCGGTTTTCTCATGTCCCTCAACAAAGCAAAGCACCGGCCCGGTTTCGGGTTCGGTGCTTTGTGCATTCTGGTGCGGTTATGAATCTGAAACAACTTACCTACAAACTGCAGGCGGCGCTGAACCAGCGCGGCGAGCATTACAAAGTCAATCAGTTACAGCACTACTCCGAGCGGCTTGGCCGGATGGTAACAAAATATGTGCTGGAAAAGGCAGAAACCGATGAAACCGGGAAGCATATCAGCACGCGCGTACTGGAGACTTACAGCATGGCGGATGTCGTAAAAACGCTGGCGAAAATCTATAGCGGGTGATCCCATGAATCTCACGCCAAAGCAGCGCGCTTTTGCGGATTTTTACATCGAATTGGGCAACGCGACCGAGGCGGCGCGCAGAGCGGGGTACTCGGCGAAAACCGCCAAATCCATCGGAGCGGAAAACCTGACAAAACCTGACATAAAAATCTATATAGCGCGGCGGCAGGAAAAAATCGAATCCGAGCGCACGGCATCCCTGAAAGAGATCCAGGAGCTGCGCACGGCGATCATGCGTGGGCAGGAAAAAGACCAGTTCGGCATCGAAACCTCCATCGCTGACCGTCTACGCGCAGCCGGCGACCTTGAGAAGTCGCTGCGCATCAAGGAAGAGCAAGAAACAAAGGCGGCAGCGCGCGCATCCGCACATTATGAGCTGCCGGCGCGCGTACTAGGCCGGGCGTTTGTGGACATCAACCGGCGCATTCAGCCGAACATGACGTATGTCTTTGAAGGCGGCCGCGGCGGCCTGAAATCGTCGTATATATCCCTGAAAATCGTCGAGCTGCTGAAAAACAACCCGACGATGCACGCCTGTATCATCCGCAAAATGGGCAACACCCTGAAAGACAGCGTGTATGCCCAGATGAAATGGGCGATCAACGAACTGGGGCTATACGATGAGTTCAACTGCAAGCTGTCGCCGCTGGAAATCGTGCTGAAAGAAACCGGCCAGACGATTTATTTTCGCGGCTGTGACGACCCATTGAAACTGAAATCCATCAAGCCGCCGTTCGGCTATATCGGAATCCTGTGGAAGGAAGAAAAAGACCAGCTTTGCGGGCCGGAAGAAGAACGTTCTATTAACCAGTCTGTGCTGCGTGGCGGCGCGGATTCTTACGACTTTTCGTCCTATAACCCGCCAAAAAGCAAATCCAGCTGGGTCAACAAGGAGCGGCTTGTCCCGGATCCGGGGCGCGTTTTTCATCATTCCAGTTACACGGAAGCGCCACCGGAATGGCTGGGTGCGAAGTTTATCGCCGACGCGGAACACCTGAAAGAGGTCAACCCAGCGGCGTATGAGCACGAATATGAAGGCGTAGCCAATGGCGACGGCGGCAGTGTATTTGACTATCTGGAGCTGCGGGAGATCACAGATGAAGAAATTTCGCATTTCGACCGCATCTTCCAGGGCGAGGACTGGGGCTGGTATCCCGACCCGTACTGCTTCATCCGCTGCTACTACGACAGCGACCGCGAGGCGGTGTATATCTTCGCAGAACACTACGTCAACAAGGAATCGAACGAACAGACGGCGCGCTGGATCATCGAGCACGGCTATGATGATTACACCATCACGGCCGATTCTGCAGAACCGAAAAGCGTCAACGACCACCGCGAAATGGGCCTG